GAACTTGATCGACTTGTATTTTTTAAGTAGTTCGTTTAACTTTTCATTACCTGCCATGCTTGTCCATTGACTTGACCCTATTTGTGTTAATAAAATCATTGCCAATTTATCTTGATTTTCCTCATTAAATAGGTCTGTTTCTTTAAGATTTGAACGTTTTAAAGCTTCTCTTAAACCTACTCTTGTAAATTGGTATCTACCAGCTGCATGTATGCCACCTGATTTGTGCCATTTTTCAGTACCTTCTTTGGTAAAAGGGTATAATTTAGTATTGTAACCACTATCTTGTATAGCTAGTATTTCTTTAATACTCATTTCAGTTAGTTTTTTTCCAGTATTTGCTGGGTGATCCCCGTAAGTACCACTAAAACCTTCAACTGTTTTACCTTCATTTGAACCACCTTGATTAAATGCTTCATAACCGTCACCTGTTGTATCAACTGTTGACTCACCGCTATGAATAATATCTAACATTTCAATTTCTAATTCTAATTTCTTTTCTCTAATTACATCTTCATTAGTAATTGGTGTAAACGTGCTAGGTTCAGTGTTGCTAAGATCTACGCCACTAAATTGTGGTTCTAGTTTAAGAAGTTCAAGTATAGCATCTTCGTTATTATTTGCTTTTTCTTTAATTTCATTAAACCTTTGCGTACCAATTATGTTTTTTACTGCGGGGTAGAATTGATGCTCAAGTACTTTATTGGGATCAACAAAATTTAGACGTAAAAAAGTATCATAAATAAAGTCACCTACAGGACTAAGTACATTTCGGTTACTATGATTCCTTAACACTTTCATAACACCAATCTTATCTTCTAAAGCTTCTTTAAACTGTATGTATCTTGCATATTCTGGGTTAGGTTCACGCTCCCAACCTTTACCTAAGATTCTACGTAGCTGATGACTAGCAGCACCAGTTCCTTGCTCAAACATAGAGTATTCTCTTATGTTTATTTTTTGGTCTGGTACTTCTAACTCATTAAATTTAGCCAGTGTTGACTCTAAATCTTCAAGGTTAGTTATTGTATTTAGATCTAAGTTAAGTATATTTTCAGGTTGTGTATCAATAAGATCTCTAGTAAATGGTACATCTACGTTAAAGCTATTGATAGAAAGACCATTATTATTAAATATACTATTAAGACGTTCATTACTACCACTGTGATAAGCATTAAGTGCTTCTAAACTATAGTTACTAAAGTCACCTTTATTCCAATTTTCAATGTCTCCAGTTATCATATAGGCAGTTAACTTACGTATTGTTTCGTTGTTGTTGTTAGTAGTACCTTGGATAAGAGCTAGACCATTCATCATTTTTTTCTTAATGACTCTTTCTACAAGATCTGGTCTTGCTAGAAACTGGTCGTAAGTATAAGTATCAGTAACACCAGCTTGTACTAATAATGCAGAATACTCATCTTCTCTGACAGGTATGCTACCGTCTGGGGTAATTAAAGTTTGGGTTAGATCAGTTAAAGAAATATAACCTTCTTTTTTCAACGCTGTGTTAACTCTAACATCAACATTACTTGTTAATGCTTTTTTAGTATCTACCGATAAACCTTCCCATTCTGCAATTTCTGCTTTTATCTTATCATTCCATTCTATAGGTTTAGCACCTGGAAATGCTAACACATACTGGTCATTATAAATAACAGCAGGGTGAGTTGACAAAGGATCACGTTTACTTAATTCATTAAATATATATCCAGGAGCTCCATCTTCTGTTCTTTCAAAAAATATCTTTGCTTTAACTATACTATTATTTTTAAATATATAACCATTGTTATTAGCTATACCATCACTAGCTGTTTGCAAAATATCATTTTCTAATTTAGATTGTTTATCAACAGAAGTTAAACCTGCAAAATTATTGGTATAAAATTCATTTTCAAAACCGTTTACACCTAATACTAAAGATATATTATCTAAATCACCTTCAACACCTTCTCTCATAGCGGGCATTTCTACACCATCGACACCATTAGATGCTTTTAGTTTTTGTGTATAATATTGAATAGCATATTCTATACCATCATCAATATCAACCTTATTTATTTTAGAATAAGATCGTGCTACTGATAAAATTTTTGGAGATACCCAGTTTACAAAAGCTGTAGCTTGTAAATCTTTTTCTTCTTTAGTAATACCTTCGACTTTATTTTGAAGTAAACCTTTTACAGTTTTTTCTAAATCACTGACACCAACTTCATGACGTTTTTTAGCATTTTCATCACCATCATAAGGATCTCCAAAGACACCGTTTGCTTTATATTCAGCTAAAACGTTAGCATCTATACGTTGTATATTAACATTATATATGTTTATTTTACCACCATTTTTAACATCGTATGCTTTTTCAAGCTCTTTCATTATCTTCCTACTTTCAACTTCATTCAAAGGAGGTGTTAATTCAAAACTAGAATCACGTTGTTTAAAAATAGCATTAGCCCAATACTTACCATAGTATTCGTCTTTTTGATAAATTTCTGCTAATTCTATTTGACGAGCTACAATATTATCTCCATTCTTTATAAAGACTGCATCTAGTTCTTCGTTTAATTGAATCTTTTTACCAGCTAAGGTTTTACGAGCTTCACTAGATATGGACTCTAATACCTCTGCCCTTAAAGCATCTGTATCTAAATCACTACCAAACAAGTCAGACAGTGATGATAGCTCATATGTACCATCAGCTTTTTTCTTAGATACACCTGCAATGTAAAATTTATCTTGTTCTAAAAATGATAATAGTTCTTCAGAATCATCTACGTTTTTAAACTTTTCACTTGTAAGAGTATCAGTAAGAAATTCGATAAGTTTAGTTTTAGATGCAGTATACCTACTACCTTCAACACTAAGAGCTGACATAAGTCCAGGAGCGTTGTTAAGAAATTCTTGTATTCCTAACTGAGCTGTTGCTTGTCCATTTTCAGAATCTAAATCAGTAAAATAAAAGTTTATAAATTGATCTTTATAATCATCTAATTGTTGAGTAGCATAATCTCGTTGTGCTTGATTAAATTCGTTTTGGTTAAATATATTAGTTCTCTCAACAACTTTGCTAGTGAGATACTTATTAACCATTGACTTGTTTAAGCCAGTTCCATGACGAGTTATGTATTCACCCTGTAAAGATGCTACAATTTTTTCCTTAACATCTGTATTTTTAATGTTGTAGTAATCACCAACTCTATATGTTTCTCCTTCGTGTTCTACTTCTCTGTCTACTATAGGGTCATCACTATTACCAGTTAGTACACTATCTCTGTAAGCATCCCAACCTGTAGCAGCTTCCATTAACATACCACGTCTGTAACCTAAAGCAAAGTTTGAATTTTGTTTCTTTAGGTTTAATAGCCTGTATTTCTGACGTAGGTCAGCTTCAAAGCCAGCTTCGTCCCACTCTTTTTCTATCTTGTCAGTTGCTTCACTAACCTCAGTTCTTTGTTTAGCAACTTGAGCTTGTATTTGTAATTCTTGGTCGTCATCTAGTTTAACCTTTTCACACGCTGACTGGTCGCCTTGTTGACACTGAATAGCAGTGTTTATACCATCTTGTATTTGGTTTTGTGTAATAGGTTTTATAATATTTGTAGCAACAGTCTCTAACGTGTTGTTTAGGGTTTTACTAAACTGACGTAGGTTTGCTAACTCGTAAACATCATTTTGTTGTTCCAAACCAGAGAGACGTTTCATCTCTGCTATTTGCTCGTTAGCAGCTACTTTGTAATCTGTTACTGTAGATTTACGTTCTTTTTCTAAAGACTTAGCTAGGTCTGTGTACTTGCTAACTTCATTAGTTGGTACAACCCTCTGTCTAAATCCTTGTGCTTTTGTTGATCTTTTGTATGCCATAGTTAATTAACCCCAACCGAATCTATCTGAAAAATAGTTTTCACCACCAAGAGTACCCGCTGTACTAATAGCAGTAGAAAATCCTCCGAGGATTGGCCCAAGGGCAGATGGTTTTTCTGGTGCTGCTTGTTTAATAGGTCTAACGGTTTTAAAGGATGCTGAGGGAGCTACAGCAGCAGTTGTTGTGATAGCGTTAAGTGCTCTAGTATTAGCTCCATACTGATCTAAGTCAATACCATATTTCTCAATACCGTAGTTCTTAGTAGCGTCATATACTGTAGCATCTATTTGTGCTTGTTTGAAACCAAAGTCACGTTCGGCTTCTTGTAATGATAATAACATGGATTGACCTGCTTGCTGTCCGCTAGCCAGTACTGTACCTTGAGCTTGTATAGCTTTAGCAAGGTTAGCTTGACTCTCGAACGCTTGTTCGGTTATCCGTTCTCTTAGTTTTTGGTCTGATGCTGTGAGTGCTCTCGTAGCTTCAGCCTGATTTATTTCTTTTTGTTTATAGTATGCTGCTCTTGAAGCTGCGTCAGCTTGTAGTTGAGCAGTAAATACTTCACCTTTTCGTTGATCGTTAAAAGCTGAAATTTGGATTTTATTTAGGTAGTCTTGCCTAGCTATAGCATTAGAACGGTTTACTTGAGCAACTGCATTTCGATGTGCTCTGTTCTGCTCTTGTATGCCTGTTATAGCTTGTACTCCACCCATAACAGCTCCTATTGCTAGGGGATTGCACATGGTTTAATAAATTGTATTAAGGGTACTCCATTGTATACATGATAATTAACAAAGGTAAAGCCTAGAAGTTTTAGTAGTTTTATGTGTGCTTCATTCCGCATATCTGCTTGGTTACATAAATAAGGATTAATTAAACTGTTTACCCAGCGTTTCGCTTCTCTTACAAATGTATGAGGATATTCTGTGCTAGCATCAGTACATAACATCCATATTATATTGTGCGGGGTCACTCCCGCCACTCCAGCAGCCTTGCCGTTGGGAACCGTAAAATACACGGAAAATGTTGAGTTGTAATAAGACTCTATAATAGAAGCCTCAGCACTTAGACCAGAGGTTTGCTCTGTCTCACGTCTATCTTCATAGCGTAAGTTAAGACCCACACTGAGAGCTAACTCAGGAGTGCAGGTCTTAATATACTTACCTTCGTACATGTCGTTTTGGTGAATAATTGCCATCCCAGCTAGCTGAGAGTAGGGCAGTGGAAAATGGGTCGGGTATTTGTATTTGCATAGTATATTTATCGTTCTTCTTATGAACAGGTACTCTTACTGCCTTGTGTAATTCAGATGGAGGCTCGTTAAAGTTACTAGCATTAGCTAGCATACCAGACTCATACTGTATATAAGAGTCCATATCGGCATATACAGGGTCTTGATGAAACTGCATAGGGCCAGATACACCTAATTCAAAGTTAATTCCAGCAATACGTAGCTCTCCATCAAGGTCATAGTTAGTCTGTCCCTTGTTATAATAGTATGTAGGTAGCTCTATAAGGGTTGTATACCTATAACCAACTACAACTTTAGCATTGCTAGCTATATTAATACCGTTAAAAGTAGCACTATTTGTACCTACAGCATCAGCTTTTCTCACTACGCCAGCGATAGAATTACCATCACTGTCATCACCGTAGATACCAATTAGATAAAAGTTGGTAGCTGCAGTGGGTGTGTAAGGTATTGCTACTACAGTTTTTTTAGGGGCAGTTGTAGTTTGTGCAGTACCAGTAACTGTTGTTGGTTCTACTAAACTATCAAGACATGGTTCAAACCATCTTGCTGTTTTAAGGGGTGAACCTATATCAGCTGATGTACCACCTACTACATAGGCTCTGTCAGTGTCAGCATCAGTTACATATTCATGGCGATTAAGAACATAGTCACTGCCATGTAGTGTAACTGTAAAATAACTACCACCTGTATAGAGCATATGTTGCATAGCACCTGTTAATGTCCAAGTGTACCAAGCAGACTGCTCACGTTTCTGTCCACTGTTGTAGTATTTATAATGGAATATTTCTTTCTGTCCTTTTTGTCCATAACTTACAATACCTATTGGTACAGAATTGCAAGACTTTGTTATAGTTTTCGGTAAAAATTCTGGGACAACTCTAGTCTGTTCTAGTATTGCGGGGGGTGTGTCATCGTCTAAAATTGTAGCTTCAAACGCCCTAGCATGTGATGATACATTAGATGTAAATAGTACGGATGTACCCATATCAACAGGTTGTATGCTACTGTCACATTCGTAACTAGAAACTTTTTTAAGTCTAGCAGTTTTAGGACTAAATATATCTGACTCTGTAAATAATAAAAACTGACCGTTATCAGAGAACATTAACAACCCTTTTTGGATAGGTAATGTATGGTTAATAAATGCAGGTTTTATATCCGATACAGTTATATCTATTGGGTTGTCATCACTAGCAGATATAGCAGACACAATAAAAAAATTAAAGTAACTTCCAGGTTGACTCATAATTATATTCTCACCAGAGATTAACCCTAATCTATTTCTGTGAAAAAATATTTCTTGTATTTCTTTACCGTTAAAGGTTGGAAATGGGTTAGAATCATTGTCACCAACAAGTCTATCATCCCAGTAGTTTTCGTTATTACGTGCAGTAGCAGTAGCTTCGTCTAACTTAATAAATGAGAATGTACCGTTACGATTATTAACAAGAGCATGAGGCATTGTTGCGGGATTTAACCCTTTCACCATTGCATCAGCTGCACTTGTCCCCGCAAAGTTGTGGGGTCTTACACATTCTTCCCAACTACCAGCTCCAGATACACCATTGTCAGCTTCAAATTTTACATAGTAATCATCAGTTTCTAAGTCAGCAGTGTTAGATATTTGTGCTACATAACCTTGTTTACACATGGCTGGTAGCCTAGAAACATCTTGTGCTTTCTGACCTATCACACTCATGTTTTCATTAACAGCACCACCGAGGAAGTTAACTCCAGAGGCATCAGAGCCGTGCATAAATAAACCACTACCTATAACCTCAGCTGTGACATTAGATAAGTCACTATTAACAGAACTTGTTAAACCATTAAGAATAGTAAGCATAGATATAGCACCATTCTCTGGGTTCTTAGGTGTCTTGTGGTAGGCTATACCAGACACATCTTGATAAGTTGACACTGGTTCAACAGCTTCAACTGATACACGATAAGTAATACCTTCTATCGCAACATCAATAAATAAACCTTCAGCTGTAGACTTGTTTGTAGTTTTAATTAAACCACCGTCTCGTAATGTAACCGTAGCTGTATAACGTATGTCGTAGTCTTGAGTATAACCTAGAAAGTCAGCACTTGCTGTACTACTTCCATTAAAGTTTGCTACGTTATTAGCAATGTAACTGTTACCGTTTACCTGTAAAGTACCTTCAATATTTTCTGTAATATTTGTACCACCTACTTGAGCACCTGTTGTAGTAACAGCAGATCCTCCAGAAAATGACCAAGTTAATGTACCAGATTTTTGCTGGTTTTCATTTGTGTCATTCCATGTTGGGCCTTCAGCAGTATTACCATTCATTCTATCTACCTTTACAGAAGTAACCCTGTAAAATGTATTGGGTGTGGGAGCTGTACCAGTATATAATATATATTCAGTATTGTAAGCAACAGTATCCAACCTAGCATATGAGTAATCTCCACTGTGAATAGGTGAAAAAGTATTACCTGTAGTACCTACAGTTTTTTGTTTGTTAACTATTATTGTATAGTCTTGAATTGTTTGTATTGCGTATTCTTCTGTAGCCCCCGAAAGGTAGGCGAACAGAGCGTCTCCATTATTATTTGTTAAAGATAATTCATTACCATTAGCCAAATCCCATATTCGTATAGGCTTTTGTCCAGACCCAGTATTAGCTGGTGTAATTTGAAATAAATATTTTTCGTCACCATCTCTTATGATTTCATACCAATAGCCTGTGCTATTAGCATTTGTAAGTGTCTTAACAAACTCCCCAGCGGGACGTTTTTTTAAACCAAATGTAACATCTGGGACAGCATTATCGCAGACCCTTAACTGCCCTGGAAATTTTATTTTATCTGGTTGTTGAGATACACCCCCAAGAAAGTTTGGGATACTTTGATTTACTGCTGCCATTACATTCTTCTTAATACTTTAAATGGTCGGTAGACTGTGTTAGCATCTTGTTGATACTGGAAGTCATTAAATATATTGTGGTCACCTTGGCGGGCATCGTATTCTAAAGCAAGTGCTCTAGCGTACGCTTCGTCTGCTTCTAATAATTTAGCAGCCTCTGCACTGCTAACCATACGGATACCAGCTACTCTAGTAGCTTTAGCAGTAACATAATCTTTAAATGCTTGAGGTAAATCTTCAAAGTCAAACATCCATACTATGTCAAAATATAATTTACTACAATTTTCAAATGTAAATGTATGATTCTTTTTGTCATATATTTTTTGAACACCATTATCACTACGTCTGACTACATTATAATCCTTACCATGCTGGTAAATATTTAAGTCAATTTGTAGAATATTATTAGGAACGATACATTGATTGTTTGTATCGAGGTCTATAGGATACTCATTCTCTGTGTTGTATGACCATCCCTCAGCTTGTATCTCACGGCAGACTTGCCTTAGAGTCTTCTGTGCGATAGCCACTTCGGGGCTTTGCACTGTTAAAGTATTAACTGGGGATTCTCCAACGCTCATCAGGATTGAGTTTACAGCATCTAGTTCGGTAGACACTCCGTAAGATATAGTTGTCATATAAAAAAAGGGGCACGAAGCCCCTGTATAAAATTTACTATTATGAGAAAGCTGCTGGCTTTGTAGTTGTTCCAGCGAACAATTCTACACAAGCTGCTGGGTTCACATAATCTGCTCCCATAGCTAGTCTTCCTAGGATGACATCGCCTTGGTATACAACTGACACATCGCCAGATGTAACTTGTACCTGTGGGCCAATGGTTTCTACTACACCTGCAGCTTCTCTTTGGAAGATTAGTCCGCATGTGTTTGCAAAGTTAGAGGCAGCACCGTAGTTTTGGCGTGGGCCATAGTTGTTACCTGTAACTGTTGTAGCTGTTTCGATTGACTCAGATACGAATGAACCTGTATTTCCAGGATCTACTGTATCAAGGTCAGTAGCAGCTGAAGCACCACTTGAAGGTGCATACTTAGTACCATACTTAGAGAAGAATGGAGCGTTCATTGACTTGTAGATTTTGATACCTGCAATTTCAATTACACCGTTTCCGCTCTGTAAAGCTGTACCTTGTACGTCTCTGTTAATTAATCCGTTAGAACCTGCTTCTTGGATAAGTGCATAGTACTGTCTAGGGTTAAGAACTGCGACTCTTCCGTCATCAGAAACTCCTTTTTCATCTAGTGCAGCTGCAGCATCATAGAAAGCTGTAACTAACTTAGCTGAATCAAGAGCATCGTCTGCGTTAGAACCAGCTCCAACTTGAATTTGTGTACCACCTGGCTCAACAAAGTTGCTGAGTGATACTGGAGATGCCTGTCTAGCACCTTTAGCAATAGCTCTGAAGATTAATCTGTCATACTTTTGTGCAAGAGCATAACCGATCTTCTTAGAGATCTCTCCTCTCAATTCGTAGTGAGCAAGTGTCTCATCTAAT